TAAACACTAACCCAGCACCACTTGCATCTGTCGGAACCCAAGTACCCTCCTCGTAGTCGTTTAGTAGCTCAGAGGTCATCGTGCCGCTACTGTTTGCGGTCGCCGTAAAGTCGATACCTTTAGCCGACGCCATCACTATATTGTCAGACAATGTAGTGAGACCCGATACCGCTAAAGTACCAAGAGAGGCTGTGCCACCTGCGCCTAATAGTTGGTTAGTGGTGACCTTTTTAGTAGTACCAGTAGCCGCCATTGACGTATCCGAAATATCTACAATTGGAAACACGTCATTGGCTGGATCAGTACTTGTACTGATTGACGTTAACGCTGTGATCTTTGTATCGGCCATATGTTTTTAAAGTTAAGGTTGTTCTAATCCGAGTTTTGAAACAGCGACGGTTTCGAGTAATACTATGTCAGCAGCAACGGCTTCAGTGAGAATAAATGAAGTGGGTGGCGAATCTCCACCGACTGCAAAAATATTACACAATGATAATGCTAAACTGAGCGTCATATTACTATTTAGGTTCTATCGATATAGGCAACCACTACGCCAGAAACGAGTGTAAACGAAGTGAATTTGCCTGGAATAAAGAAGCCTGCTGGTAGTGTGGTTCCGCTGTAAGTGCCTGACACAACGCACCCTGCGGCACCGGTGATGCTAGAGATAACGGTGGGTGTCACCACTTGGATGCCTGACCAATTACCAGCCTGCGCGGCGGTAGTAGTGACAAAGGAATGTCCCGCGTGACCCATTGAATTTTGAATCGCAATATCGCTTTGAAGTGACATATTAAATATAGTATAAACCAGTTATTCTTAAAATTGTTCCAGCTTGAACGTGAGTTGCAATAGATGTTGCTACGCCTCCAGTTAGATCGTAAATACGCAATGAATACGGAGACGCACTTGCAGTTTGGCAACTAAGCGCTTTACAAGCTCCAGCTAAATTATCGCCGAATACCGACATCGTTATATTATAAGCTCGAAGCAGAGGAAGTAGAAAAAACAATTGGCCAGTAGCTGCGCCTGCAACAGTAGCGACCGTGAATATTGCGTTAACCCAGACTAAGTTTGCACTGATATATACATATTGGCCAGTGCTTGTGCCAGTAAATGTTGCCCCACCACCTGAGTCTGTAAGCGTTGGAGTATAGCTTGTTACTACCGTAGAAAATGTTTCTAATGCCGTGATCCGATTATCTAAACTTGTATTAGTAGAAGTCTGATTAGAATTCGTGGTGGCTTGATTAGAATTCGTGGTAACCTGAGCCGCTAAAGTCGTATAGTTTTCCGTGAAGTTAGCGTTCACTTTAGTCATACCCGTTCTTAATGGGTCGCCCGTATTGTCATTGGGTGCTGTGCCAATATTGATCGTTTGCTGGGCCATATATATAGAGAGTTAACCGACAAGGGAGGGCGGTAGTATTAGCCACCGCCCTCTTGATTATTTGAATTTCCTTATCTTCGGTGCGACTGATCCTTGTACCCACAGGATCAGTTTGCCTCCATCCGGAATGATAGCAGTGTTGAAATTTTGCCGCTGGAGCACGGGGTCAATTTCGGGACCAGAGAGCATTTTACTTTTGCCCAGCTTGTCCACTGCAATGGTTGTAGATATGCGCATAAAAATTACGCGGAGATTAGAACTTCGGCCTGCGTAGTATCAGCAGCCGCAGCGCCGAACATAATGTCATAGGACGCCATATGACTACGGGTGGCTCGGCTATACCACACCGAGATCATTGCGCTCAGGCCTTGCTGGGTGGTTACTACGCGCTGTTCGACGAATTCGCCAGGGATCATTCCTACGGGAATTCCTGACGCAATAGCGAGAGCGTCGGGGCCGCACACGAAGCCGACGGTGTTGGTGATCGCGCCGGTATATCGGTTCTGTTCTGCGATCAAATCGAAACCAAAACGACCGTTGTTGAGCGGGCCGTATTGTGAGTTCGGGATCGCAGCGGTGCCGGCGGCAGCGGTGGTCGTGCCGCTGAAGCCGATGCGGGCAATGTAGGCGCCATCGAGGAGGAGTACTTTGGATCGGTAGTCTTTTGCCAGCGCGAGAATGGCAGGTAGATCGCTGCTATCGAAGTTGGCGGCGGTGCCGACGACCGTGCCGGCACCGTACAGTGCGACAGTCATTTGCGCGGTGACTTTGTCGGAGATGCCCGAGGCGAAAATCTCGGAGGAACCGGCAGCGAGATCTGCGAGTGAATAGCCGGAATTCAATTCGGCTTGAGTGACGGTAAAATTTTTGCTGATCTGGTTTACCGTGATGGAAGTAGCGGCCAGCGTGGAGTCATTGTTGCTCTCCCAGTTGGTCGGGTCGACCTGCGCAGCGGTGCCGGTGGTGAATTTCTTTACGCGAACAACTGCGAGTGGGCGAAGGTTATCCAGCCCGACGTTGCGGCTGAAACCGGCCAACATCGCGAGGCGGTTTGTAGCGACCGTGATGATCGCGTCAGCCAAATAATCTACGACCAAAGTGGACGCAAACGTGTTGGCGTTTTGCGGCGCGTGGATGGCCATCTGCTTTTGCAACTCAGTGTGGTTTTCGATCAGGAATCCACGGCGGTGGGCACCGGCTTGCAGGCTCCGGTAAGTGTTGATCAACGGGTTGCCTAAGTTAGCAATCACGGTGTTTGCGATCGGCTCAGGAGCGGGCGCAGGAGGTACCACGGCGGGCTGTGACTTGAGCGCGGCGGTGACGGCGCTGGCGACAATGGAGGCAATGTCGGAGGCGGTGAGAGAGGCGGTCGGCGCAGTCGTTGCAGCCGCCACCACGGGAGTAGTATCAGTCATTATAATTTCGTGTGGGTTAGGTGTCGGCGCGTTATGTGCGCCATCGACGGGAGCGTTAGTGCTGCCCGCAGAAAGTGTGTTAGTGGTGTCGTCCTCTAGGTCTAATTGAGCTCGCAAAGCCACGAACCAGTCTCGGCCCGCAGCACCTCCCCAGAGGTTGGCGGCGACGTCAGCAGGCGTGTCGGCCTCGGCCTCGAGGAAGCGCTCGTTGCGCGCCCACCAAGCGGCGGCTTTGATGATCTTAGCTTCGGTCGGAGGCTCACCGCGAATGAGGCTGCGAGCGTCGGTTACGGTCTGCTCCTCGAGGCCGTCACCGGCTAGGCCTTCCTCGTATTGTCGAATGCCTCGCTCGAGGTTAGTGACCATCGGAGCGGGTGCTGTTTTAGTTACAGCCCGTGGGTGCCATTTAGCAGCAACTGCAAGCTGTTTAGTGGTTTTGTCAGCGAGCCCAAATGCGATAGCCTGCGCCGCTGTGAACCACGTTTCTGCGGTCATTGCGGCGCGGATTGACTCAGTTGTCCGGCCTGTTTTCTTTTGGTAAACGCCCGCGAGAATCTCTGCGTGCTGATCGAGCGCTGCTGCCATTTTTCGCATCTCGTCTGCGGTGCCAGCGACCATCCCCGCTGGGTTGTGGATCATCATCAGGGCCGCTTCGCTCATTTCAACTGTGTCACCGGCCAGCGCAATTATAGATGCGATAGAAGCCGCGATACCGATCACCCGTGTGGTCACCGGCGCCTGCCGGCCTCGAAGCATATTATATATCGCCAACCCGTCCCACACGTTGCCACCAGGAGAGTTTATTTCTATGCTCAGCGGCCCATTTCCGACGGCCTGTAGAGTTTCGGAAAATGCCTTGGCGCTTAGGCCGCTACCGCCGAACCAGTCCTCACCTATCTGGTCGAAAATCTGGATAGTGGCGGGCTCGTGGGCGCTGGCGGCGGGCGCGTAGGAGAGCCAATTAGAGACTTGTTTCATTCTGTTTTTTGGCTCTTGGTTTTTTGATTGGAGCGGGAATCTCGAGTGCAATATTCTGCGGAGCGGCCACCGGCAGTGGCGCTGGCTCGGGAGCTATCGGCTGCTTTTGTGCGGTCGAGATCTCCGAAATATCAATGTTGTATTTTGCGGCGAGTCCTTGGACAAACTTAGCCTGCTGAGCCTTGGCTTCGAGCGCCGCCCGCCAGTCGATTCCCCTGGCACCGTAGATCTCGTCGTAAGTCGTGATGCCAGCCTCGAGCTCAGCCAGCTGGGCCGCTGAGTTGCGCCCGACATCTACGTTTGGCGCCCTCGGCGCTTGGATCGCGACCTCGTACCAGTCGGGCGGCGGGTTGGCTAGAGTCGGGTCGGTGCGGATCTCGGCGGCCATCACATATTCCCAGATGCGTCGGGCTGCTGAGGCCATCACCTGATGGCGACTGCGGAACCAGACCGAGGACATATCGAGGCTGCCGCGATAGACCGTGCCCTGCATTGACTCAGGGAAGACAAGCACATACGGGATGCCTACACCGGCGCAGACTTTCTCCGTCAAATTTCGCCAGTACTCGCGCATATTTACGCCAGGGCGTTCCGACAAAAATTGCTGAAAATCATCGCCGTGCTTCATGACTTTTACCGAAGCACCGAAGACGTTTTCGTAGTAGGATTGAGCCGCGTCGCTATTGCTGGCCAGCCCGTTGCGCAGGCTCGAGGCCTGCACTTCACCGCTTGCAGTTTTGATGACCTGAGCGACCGAGGAGGCTAATTTACACGCCTCCATCTCGAGCTTTTGGAGGTCATCCAGATCATGGAGATCGTTGATCACGCACGCAACAAACGGGATGCCGCGCAACTGCTGAGCCCGCTGCGGCTCAAAAATATGCACTACGTTATCAGACGAAATAGAGCGAATATCGGTGACCTGATTTTGCTGCTGTTCTTGGCCAATAAAGTACGAAATAGCCCTACCGTTTTTCGGGTCAAAACGAACACCGTCAAACACCGATGGGTCTGACTCCATACCATTGGGTGTTGCCACCTGCTGGGCCTCAATCAATTGCAATCTAGGCCGCCCTGACGCGCCTTGCGTTAGTAATATAAAAGACTCGCCGTCATAAAACCATGACCTTGCGGCCAGCCCCATAAGTGTCCCAAAAGATTGCCGTGAACCAATATCCGGAAAGCGACTCCATTTTTCCCACGCTCGTTTCGCTGCTTGGTTCCATTCGGGATCTGAGCTTGAGGGTTGGACGCTAAAATTAGAGCCAACTGTGTAGTTTTCAAATAGGTCACCAAGCCTATTCATGACCGCGTTGTTTTGCTCGAAGAACCTGCTCTTTTTTACTATTTGAGTACGCGTTGAAGATGAGCAATCAAACCGGATCGATGTGTAAGTAGTGTCCAACCAGGAGCGCCGTATTGAATTGCCAGCGCCCTCGTATCGGTTGATCGGAGCGCGTCGGAAACGGCTAATAATATTGGCAAGAATTCCCATCAGGTCATGCCCCTTCTAGTGTTAGCTTCCTGTCGCAATAACGTGAAATCACCGCCGTAACTCGAGGTCGCGATTAATACGTTGGCCAGCATTTCGGCGTAGATCTGAGCGTCGGTCGGGGTGGGAATACCTGACGCAATTAGGTTGGCTTTTGCGGTGTCGTAGTCACTGAGTAGTGACTCCCACATCTCAACCATATCGGTTGGATTTACACCTGATTTATCGGGGTCGGAAAACTCTACAGAGACATCCGCCGAGGAGGTTTGGCGAATTATTTGCCCGCTGGCTACGAGAGCAACGGCTGTTGTGAGTTTGGCGACCAGCGCTGCTAATAGCGATAGTGGTGACGCGCCAGCATAGGCTACGCGCAGGAACGCTCGCTTAAGTGATACAGTGTAAACCACTGAGTCGACTCGTACGAGAGAGCTTAAGCCTTGTCAACTACTTTGCTAATCGTCGAATCGCTGAGATCTCCCCACAAAAGTACCATCGCCAATTGCATTATTTCACAGTCGTGCAAATGGTCTGGCCATTTTCCGTTCCGTTTCTGCCACTCGTATTTGATCTTGCCTGCTCGGTTAGCTATAGGCTTTAGCGTGTGAGAATCTAGGTGTCGCCAGTAGGTTTCGTAATCGGCGGTGTACGCTCCCGCAATATCCAGATCGATCTGAGTAACGCCCGTACTCCATTGATATTCCGTCTCTGATTTGCGTAATCGGAATAGGAGATCGCGTAGATGATCAGAATCGAATAACAAAATAGGCTGCACGACATCGGTACGCATTGAGGCCGCCGTCGACAAACCGAACGGGTGGATGGCTCCGTTTTTGGTCGTGAATCTTGCACCACCTTCTCGGCCCTTTAACGGTAACCATCCAGCAATCATTGGCTTTCTGAGCCCACCTTCCGGTGGGTAGCGTAGCCCGCACGGGTAGGTGATGGCCGAGTCGGCGGTCTGGGACCACTGGGCACAGGCGTCGTATACCGACTGCGTGGAGAAACCTGAATCAATACCGACGTCCATGTCGTGTACCAGCAGCTGGACCTGCACGCGGCGAATTGCGGCGTAGTCATCTGCGCGGCCCGAGGCTACTAATTTAGAGGAGCCGTTTAGCCATTCTCTGACCACCCACCAGAAAAATGGTGCTACAGCCTGTACGTCGACGGTCATATATCGGCGCCCGCCCGCAAATTCTGAGTCTGTTATTATTTCGACGCGATCCGTTTTTGTTTCTTGGTTTTCCCAAGGCTCGGCGAGTGTCCCGTTGATAAAACTCTGAAGGCCCATCATTGAGCTTTTAGCCTCAAGAAATTGCACAGCGAGATGGCCCCATGTGCATTTACGGTCGGGCGAATATAGGCTTGAAAGGTGGTAGCTTCTGATACTCGGGAGCGAGCCGATGTTCTCGGATATCCATTTTCCGTTCCGCAGCGCCGCTACTTTATGGGCGTCGGTAATGTTCTTTTGGCAAAGTTGGCAAACGTATACGGCGCTTGATCTCACCTTCTGGTAATCGACATTACCGTTCTCGTTTTTACTCGTTTCCCACTTTACATTTTTCCACTCGAGCTTGATGAGCTCCTTACAATGCGGACACGGGATGTAGTACTTCCGCTGATCGCCTCGGAGATACCGTTGCCAAATGCGGCCTTCTGATACAGTGGGTGTGGAGGTGATAAAGAACTTCGAGCTCGAGAATGCCTTAAGGCGTTGCTCAGCGAGATCTAGCGCGTCTGCCTCAGTGCTTGTAGCGTCAGCAAATTTATCTACCTCATCGGCAATTAGTATTCGCACCGGCCTCGAGGCTAAATTGGCTGGTGAATTGCTACCGACAAAGTTGAGTGTCGAGCGTGTAAATTGCTGCTCAAGGTTGGTTATTTTGTCTTTATCTACAGGCCAATTTGCAGCCATTGCATCGCAGTCCTCGAGCATTGGGAGCCATCGTGATTTTGAGAATGATCTCGCCAGATTTTCGGTGGGCATCAACCACAAAGCTGGGCTGGGCTCATTGTCAATAAGCCACGCTAGGCCGGCCATTAGCGTTGTGGTTTTGGACGTTTGGGAGCCCCAGCAGAGCACTAATTCTGAACACGATGAGTCTTTCCACGCTTCCAAAGGCTCACGAGTATAGGGCCGAATAGTGGTAGAGAATGGCCCAGGGTGCTCGGTCTGGCGCTGAGTGAGTTTGAGATTTTCCTCGCACCATTGCGTGACCGACTGGCGTGGAGTTGGCCGATATAGGAGGCGTCGGAATTCCAATATATCGCGTTGTGAGTCTGTTATTTCCACGGGTTGGAGTCGTGTAAAGTTTTGAGGAATACTTCCTGCACCCAGCGATCGAGTTCTTTTTCGCAGTGCTCGGGATCGTGTGGCGAGATGCGGCCGGATAATTGCCGAGGCATCGCCTTAGCTAATGATATTACGGCGCCATCGTGCTCAGTCATGGCGCGTCGCACCCAGTCGCCTGAGACCAGTGTTTTCTCGCGCTCGTTGAGTGTCAGGAGCTCGTTCCGAGCGGCGACCAAGTTGCGGGCGGCGAGCGCGTGTACCTGGACAATGCGGCCAGCGTCCAACGACTTAGCCTGGAGCGACTGAGCCGCCAGCGTGTAAGCATCTGACTCTATTTTCTGTTGGCGCATATAGGAGCCCTGCGGCGTGTGCGCGGTGATGAGGCTTGGGTCGACTTGAGATGTAGACTCGCTTGGGCGAAATGGGCCGGAATCATTGGCGTTTCCGGTGTATTTTGCGACGTTAACAGCGGTTAATCCTTTCGGCCCTCGGTGTGCTTTTCCGCGAAAAGCATCAGCGGCTTCGGGCGAGGTGAGAGGCATTCCCATTTTGACCAGTTTGCAAACTAGTGGTCGGGAGACGCCCGCGTGACGCGCGTATTCGGCTTGGGTCATTTGGGTATTTTGATACTTGTTTTCATATATAAAACATATGTTATTACTAGAGCTTTATCGTTAACGCTATATCGGTAGGTTCACGATCGGGAAAATGAGGCGCAGCGTTTTAACC